TCATAATAGCTAAAACTAACTCTCTTGCAATAAGAGGTACAAGAGAATTACCTAAAGACTTTATTCTGTTGGCTCGATCTTTGTCCAATTCATAGGATAACCCATCAACATTTCGCAAAATGTCGGATTGAGCTTCCCACCAACTTTCGGTTTTTCCAGAAATTCCATCGCATCTTGAAGTCTTGCTCCGTATGTCATGTGTGGCTTGTTTTTTTTCCGCAGTATGAAACCTCCAGATTTTGTTCTCTCTACTCTGCTTGATTGTGGAGTGTTGATGTTCGTTGCGTTGGGTGTTGGATACATCATGTGAACTACTTGGGTTAAAGGTGGCTTTTGACCCCCCGATGATTTCTTCCTTGGGTTTTTGAACTCGTACTGATCGAATGTTGTCGGTGTTGGAAATGTTTTTCTTATTACATCCAATGATCCAGACACGTTTTCTTTGATGCCACGCACCGACACCGCTAGCTGGAATAATAAGACTTTGCACTTCGAAACCTTCGCTTTCCAAGTCATCGTGGATCTGTCTGAACACCATGCCGTCTTGGATGTTAATAATGCCTTCAACATTTTCGCCAATGAACCATTTGGGTTTTTGCTCGGATACAATTCTAATAGTCTCATCCCAGAGGTAGCGATCATCGTCTGTTCCTTTTCTTTTTCCTGCAACGGAGAATGGTTGGCATGGAAATCCTCCAGTAATGACATCTGCTTTAAATCTTTCTCCTTTGACATTTCTTACTTCATCCTCAATGGGTATATTTGGAAAATTCTTTTGTAATACCTTTTGGCAAAATTTATCTTTTTCAACAAAAGCAATAGTTTTAAAAAAACCCGTGCTTTCCAAACCAAGACTAAAACCACCAATGCCAGAAAATAAATCAAGTACATTCACAGATCCCCATCTTTTCTTAAACCATTTAATGGATCTTTAAGTTTTTCGTTTTCTTCCTTTAATTTCTTATTTTCAATACGCAGCTCGCCATTTAACTTTTGGTGGCCATCATTTATTATTTTAAGATTATCGTAGCTCTCCTGGATACGATCTATTTCTTTTTTTAAACCTTCAATAGTTTGCTTTTGATCTTTAATAAAATTTTCTTGTCTTATATTAACTTCATTCTCGTATGTTTTATCTTCATCCTTCATACACACTCCTCTTTTTTAAACTTGTCGCCTAAATATTCTATTTTTTGTATGTCATTAGATGGGTGGTTAAAATCACAACAGCCAGCAGCAAAGTGCATTGGAAATTTGTTTACATAAACCATATAAACTTTACAAAATTTTTGAAATTCTGGTGGCCAGTTCTCATTTGCTTGTGCATTAAAACTAAACAGAACTAAAAATAAAATTATGTATTTCATTTAAAAGTTATCTCCGTTACTTCTTGCACCCAGGCAGCGGGTATAGTGTTAGTGTTACCTACTGTAATTGATTGATCTTCGGGATCGATTGTGTAATCGGCAAAGATGGTAACTTTTGATTTTGTTTGGAGGAGCTTATAACCCACCGAATAAGCGACAGCGGGTTCAAGTTTGGCTGCTTTGTCGATTGACATCCAGCTGTTATCAGCAAGACAATCAAGCCACTTAACTTCAACCAACGGGTAATCATTTATATTTCCATTCAATTTCTGTTTCTTTTTATTCATAAAAACTTGACGGCTGTACCTTGCCATTTGTTTTTTGTTTAATGATTGCCATCCAACTTCGACCAGGGATCCTAGATCCTTTACACCACCTAAAAGTAGTCGTTGCTGGAGAAACCCCAGTAATTCCAATTAAATCTGCTAGTTTTTTGTAGGATAAGCCTTTACTTATTCTAAATTTTTCTAATCCCATGCGTTGTCATTATGGAAATATAACCTTATTGGCAATAGTGTTTGCCATATATGTTGTGTTTATTCATATATGTATCCACAAGCACCCCGAGTTGTAAAAATATGTATAAAGTTGGTAACAACGATTGACACAATATACTAATGATAATACGTTGCCATTATGGTAAATAATGTTACAGACATAAATAACAATAAAAAAACCGAAATGAATTTTTTAAAAGAAAAAATGAACCAGGTTGGCGTAACTCAAAAAGAGTTAGCTAATAAATTAGATAGAAATGTTGTAACAATCAATCGTTGGTTTAATGAAGAAAGACAGATTACACCAGAGAACGCTATAAAAATTTCTAAAATATTAAAATGTGATCCAGCTGCAATATTGTTTCCAGCTAAAAAAATAAATAAAATAGAATTGCATTCATATACCGATGATAGTTTCATGGTTAAAGATTTAACACCAAAATATTATGTTGATGTAATTATACCAGATGGTTTTTACACTCCAGAAACCAAAGCAGTTAAGTTTTATAAAATCGGTAGTCAACATCATGGAGAAATATATTTGTTTGAAAGAATTAAAGTTGGTAAACATTATGAGGGTTTTCACGAAGATAGTATAAATAAAATTTGTTATTTAGAACCAATATCAAAAAAATCAAAAGTTGGCTGCACGCCTATTATTGCACTTGTTAAAGTAAATGAAACAACATCTAATTACACATTAAATTTATTAAATCCTAAAACACAAGAACCATTAAATAAAATGTCTATTGGTATTGATCCAGATTTTATTAAAGTATCAGCTCCAAAAAAAATGTCTTTTTTTCCTAAATTTAATCTTAATACCTAATTATCCCCACTCTCCACAACCAGAGGTTAAACATATTTGGTAATAATGTTTGCCAATAAGACTATTTTTGTTCTAAAATCGTTCCAATAAAGTTTAGTTGATATGGATAATGATAATTTTTTAGACGATATAAAAGATCTACCAGAGTGGGTAGAGCTATATAAATTAAATCATTGGTCGCCATCGCAGCTTAATGCAGCAGATGATATTTGGAGTTATAAATATTTATATTTAACACAAGAACAACGTAGAGCTTTACCAATAAATTCTAAAATGTTTTCTGGTGTTTGTATTGGAGATCTAGCTCAATTAGTATTTGGTAATTTTTTATGGCAGCATGAAGTAGGTAAAGGATTAGTTAAAAAAGAGATCCCACCACAAAGAAAAGTTTTTGATAAAATTATTGATAAGTTTAATTTATATGAAGCAGTAGATGATAATGATGCAGCTCAACACGATGTTAATCGATTAGGTTTAGCCAAAGCATTCCAAACATTAAAAACTGGATTAAAAGAAATTAATTTAACTTCCCCTATTGAATGTGAAAGATCTGTGGCTTTAACTTTAGATGGCTGCATACTTCCAACAATAGGTAGAATAGATCTGGAAGATGAAAAAAATTTTGTAGAACTTAAAACTAAATGGCGTAAAAAAAATAGACCCAGAAAAGATGGTACATCTAATTATTCTTTACCCAAGATAGATGAAGGTTATTTAGGATTTGATGAGCATTTAAGTCAAGTTGCTTTTTATTATTTTGCTTGTGAAGAAAAAAAGAAACCTCATTTGTTTGTAATGAATGAAGATAATTATAATATTTTTACACCAGAAAATTGCGATGATTTAAAACCAGAAAATTTAAAAAAACATCTTAATAGATTAACCATGGTAGCCAGGCGTAGAGAAAGAGTAATGGAAAATCACGCTGGTAAAACTACCTGGCATCAAGATATAGCTCCAGACTTTAACCATTTCTTTTGGAAAGGTATGGGAGAACACAGAGATATTGCAATGAAACTATGGGGGTTAGCATGAAAGAAATTAAACCAGATCCATTAGTTATGAATTTACAGCCATGGCTGCTGAACCGACATTTAGCGAAACCAAAAAAAAACTATTTGAAACATCGATTGCTCCTTGTAGGAATAGTTTTAGCTCTCTCTTTAGCGTTAGTTAGTTTCGTTAAATATAGCCAGAGGGATCGTGTAGCGATGCACGACAAAGGTTTTAATACAGCAGTATTCTTTTACCTTCATTCAAACTCTGGCTATGCGAAAGAGAATAAAAATGGGTAAAGTTATTAATCTAAACGCACTTGAAGGTTATTTAGAAAAATTAAAAAAAAATGGTGGAATGTGGGAGCATAAACCAAACAAATGGATTATTAAACATTTAGAGGTAGAAAAATTAGCTCAACTTTACAACATTGAAACTAATATTGATTTAGTTAATTGTAATTTAGAAAAAGATGTAGCCGTAGTTAAAGCAGCAGCTCTATACAATCAAAAGAAATTTTATTCATTAGGAGAAGTATCTCCAAAAAATAATCAGTTTGAGTATCCAATAGCTGTTGCAGAAAAACGAGCTGTGGATCGTGTCATACTAAAAGCATTAGGTATTCACGGCAACGTGTATTCAGATCAAGAAATGCCAAATGAAAAATTTAACAACAATGAGAACACGGGTATTAAATTAGATCATGCAGATATTATTGAACAAAGAATTAAAACTTGTACGCACCAAGCAAATTTAGAGCAGTTAAAAAGTCAAAATAAAAAATTTTTAACAGAGCTTAAAACACAAGATTTACCTAGGTTTGAAAAATTAAAAAAAGCCTTTGTAGATAGAAAACAGAAATTTACGAAAGGATAAACATATATGGCTGATTTTAAAAAACCACTAGATCCAAACTGGGTGGCAACATTTAGTTTGAAAAGAAACGGAGATAAAAATCCGCAAGATCCATCTACTAAAAATAGACCAGATCTTATCTTAACAGATAGTGAAAGTGTTAATAAAAAAACGGGTAAGCCGTACAGAAAAAACTTTACTATTGATGGAGTATGGATGGAAGCATCTGCTTATATCCAAGAAGATAAATCTTTAAAGATTACTATCAAGAAAACGGGTACTGGAAATGGCGCACCAGCGCAACCAGCAGCTCCAGTTCTTGAAGATGCTCCTTGGTAATACAGAATGGATCAATATGGTTTAACTGCAAAGCAACTTAAACTTTTTAAGTTTATTAAAAACTATATTGCAAAGAAAAACATATCGCCATCTTACGAAGAAATGAAGATGGCGGTAGGTTTAAAATCAAAAAATTCAATTAACAAAAGAGTAAGCCAATTAGAAGATAGAAAATGGATAAAAAGATTACCAGGCAAAGCAAGAAGCATTCAGATAATAAAGCAATGACGCACCCAGATATATTTAAAGAATTTAATTATGAATGTCTGCAAGAACAAGTTGGAGGATCTCATTATAAAGATCTAAAAGTATCTCCAGCATATTTTATATGTGAAAATAAACTCTTGTTTGCTGAAGGAAATGTTGTAAAATTAGTGTGCCGACATCAAAATAAAAATAAATCTGAAGATATTAAAAAGGCAATCCACTATTTAAAAATAATTTTAGAACGTGATTATCCAAATGAACAAGAAGATTGAAAAATTCTGGAATGGAAGCGCAAACTTTACAGCAAGTGAAGTTTTTAATTCTGTTTCTGATGCTGCAAAACAAACCATACCTAGCGATGCAGCTAAATATGAAGTTGATGGTAAAACTGTTAGCTTTGAATTCGCTAGAATAAAAGAGGTAAGTAATGATAAATCATTACCAACATCTGACACAACAAATAAGTCAGATCGAGAAGGAAAGAAAGTCTCTGAACGCAAAGATAACGAGACTTAAAGCAAAAAACGGGGGAATGTATCCTCCAGGGATTGCGGCTATAAGTAAAACAGCTCATTCAAAATTGATTGCTGTTATAAGTCTGCAAGACCAATTAAGTAAAATAGAAGCCTAGATATTTTACTTTATAACTATTCTAAACTGATTAAATTCGGATACCCTTTCTACGCCTTAATAAACTTACCAGATTGGCAAATCTATATCTTGACTATTGCCAGATAGGTAACTATATATATTGTATGGTTAAAAACTTTCACAAAAAAAAGTTCACTACCTACTCTGCATTAGAGAAATACTTTACACAAAAAATCCTTCCACAAAAAAACAAGTCATCCAAAGTTATTGGTAAGACTTTGCTTGTGTGGGATAAACCAAAAAAGGAGGCTGCTTGATAGTTACATTTCAAAAAAATCTTAATACTGGTTACAGCAATCACAAAAAAGATTGCGAGTACAAAGTACCAAAGATCTCTAACAATACCGACAAGGGTAAATGGTTAAATTCTTTTGTTGGTAAATTTTTTACTGGATCTCATAACTATAACTTTGTTGGCAAGATCCACTTAAAATTAAAAACTACAACTTACAAAATGAATAATGATTTGTCTGTTATGGTTGCTTGGTTTAAGAATTTAAAAAAATTAAAGCAACATCATTTTGTTGGAGAAGTATTTAATGCACAATTATACAGAGAAAATTTAAAGGAGGCTGCTTAATGGGTAAAAAGTTTAATGTTAAATTCCAAATGACTTGGGGTTTTAATAAAAATCAATATTTTAGATCTTTGGTAGCCAAAGATAAAGATACTTTAAAAAAAGATCTTGAAGCATCAATCAAAAAAGAAAAACATCCAATTAAAATAATATCAATAATGGAGGCTGCTTAATGTCAAATCAAGATCTATTAAATGTTGCTAATACAATTAGATCACAAATCCACCCAACAGTTTTAATGTGCGCTGCTGCTAGAAATTATGGAGCATACGAAGATGAAAAAGGTTTGTATGGATTGCAATTTACAATCAGTAATACTTCTGCTGTAAAATATGGAACTGTTAGAATTACTCTTAATGGTTCAGATCTTTACAACATAACTATTAAAAATAAAAATGGTAAATTGTTAAATACTAAAAGTGATATTTACTGTGACCAATTAAATGATGTGTTAGAAAGTATGTGGGAAAAAAAAGAATTATTAAAAAAATATAATCCACAAATACCTACAATCCAATTCACAAATGTTGTTCCTAAATTAAATAATGGAGGTGCTTAATATATGAAAGTTCAAGTTGTTACTGTTGACAGAGCTGGCGGTAAAAAACTATGCGTTCAAGTTGTTTACCAGGTAAACGGCAAAACTAAAAAGCAAAACAAAGAAACTTTTGGTTTGAATGAAAAAAGAAAAGCTGAAGCGTTAAGATCTAAACTAGAAAATTCAGACAAAATAGATGTCATCGACCAAAAAATAGATTTTAATTTTGCTTTTGATGAATACTTTAAAGTTATTAATAGCGATCCAGACACAACATCTAAATATAAAGATATGCAGATTGCATACATTAACAATCATGTTAGACCCCATATCAATAAGCAATATCTAGCAGACTACTTACTATCAGATTTTAGAGAAGTAACTTTACTTGGTATTAAAAATAGCAAAGCTCTACAATGGGTTAAAAAAGGTGGGTTCGGTAGTTATAAGAAAAAAACTGAAACCATTGGTAGAGTAACTATTAGAGCTGCGGTATTAGAATTTAAAAAATTCGTAAATTTTTGTGCCAGCAGACAATGGAAGATTGACTATACCATTGCTAATTTTAAATTCGGGCCAAAATATTTTAAAGATTACAATACTCAAATCAAATGGATGCCTACTACTCCAGAGCTGTTAGCTGTTGTAAATAAAGAACCAGATATACAATTAAAAACTTTGTACAAATGTGCTGCTGAAACTGGAGCCAGATTAAGTGAGCTGCTTGGGATCTGTTATGAGAATGTAGATTTTAATGCTGGTGGTGTGTTTTTAGATCACTCAATCAATGAAGAAAATAACTTTAGACCCTACCAGGTAAAGACCCAAAGACGATTTGTTGAAGTATCAGATCAATGTTTAGAGCTGTTTAGTATATGGATGAAAGCGCAGATGTTTCCAATTACACATAGAAACGTAACTTTTAATAATCCAGATATAAATAAAATGGAACGAAGAACATTTAAGAGAGTGTTTAATGTACCTATCCACGGAGCTAGAAAAAGAGTTAAAGTTTCTGCTAAAAGATTAGGGATCCATTGGCCAAATGGGATGTCTCCTTTTAGAAAGTGGAGCATATCTCGTATGGAAGAACTTAAAATTTTAACTGATAAGCAAATGGATAATAGATTTGGTAACTCTAAAGATATTAGACAAGCTAACTACATCAGAGATTTGAATTTGAATGAGAAACAAAGAAAAGCTGCTATTAATCAAATAACTAAAGGATGATAAATGCCAGCACTACAAGAGAAGGAACGAATAGCAAAAATGATGTTCGTTTTAAGAACTATTAGCGGTAAGACACAAGCTAAAATTTCTAAATCTTTAAATCTTACACATCAACAAATTCAGAAATACGAAAAAGCTCAAAATGGAATTGGCTCTGATCGGCTATTTTTATTAGCTAAAACTGAAGGTTGGGATATTAACTTATTATACAATGGAGATCCAGAACTGGTGCTGCAACAGATACCTTTATTTAAGCAAGATATGGTGGCTAAAAAGTTTCGTGATATAGAAGCTAACATTATGGAAGAACGCAAGCTACAACGTCTCTATGCGCCTCTAATGCCTAAATTAAACCGAGAGCTAGCTGGCGAGAATACATTCCAAGATAAAGAGCTGCCACTTGCTGCTCCAATAAATAAAATTGCGTAAATAATTGAGGGAGCTAGCAACTCCCTCGTTACTTTTTCCCCTCAAAAAATACAAAAAAAATAGCAAACATCTTTGGTTTACTCTCTTGTTTACTCTCTGATGGTTTAAAATTGTTGTGTGCCAATGACTATTGGTAATATTTGAACCTACCAATCATTTTGTAAATTATCGTTGTTATATAACACTTACAACCACGATTAGACAAATTTTATTTACCAAAAAGGTTAATAAATAAGGCTTGTTTTTCCTAGCTGTTATCACGTTGATACATCATTTACTCCCCGATAACTCTCTGATACAAGTCTCGAAAAAATAGAAGTCTGGGTGTAGCGTAGCCTGGTAACGCACTAGCTTTGGGAGCTAGGGATCGCTGGTTCAAATCCAGCCACCCAGACCAGATTATCCGTTAACAGCAAATACAGCTGTACCTAAAATTATAATAAGCCAAAGAATACCTAAAAAAGTATAAGCAACTCCTTTAATCCATTTCATTTCTTTTTCTTACATTTACATCGTGGAGCAAATAACCATTCAGTAAAGTTATCTATTGCTCCTAAAAATTTTATTATATATTTGTCAATCATTTTCTTATTCTAAAATTAATTTTTTAATTGATAATGAGCCATCAATATTAGTTTCAAGTTCAGCTTTTGTACGGATACAAGAATAGACAATGTTATCATTTTTAACTTCTCTCATAGCTAGCCTCTTACCTTTTAAGCAGCTGCTTAAATCAGTTTGTATTCTTGCCTCCTTGATCTCATTATTAACTAGGAGAAGTAAAGCTATAACCATCTGTTCCATCAATGGCTCCCGTTAGCTCTTACTTTATCTTTTATTTTTTCAAGACTTTCCTTTATCTTCTCTATATCTTTCATAGCGTAGGTAATATTTACATTGTTGTTTCTCATCAACTCCATTTCTCCTTGGATACTCTCTACCTGGGATGCAATATGCTCTAGGAGCATAAATTGTTCTTGATCTGTTGGGAGTTGCTCTGATTTTTTTAAAAGATCAGCTTGGTGTAATTCTCTACTTGTCTCTAGGCTAGTTAATCTAGCAGTTAATTCGGTATAACCAATAATTCCTAAACCAACGGCAACGCATAAAGCAATTAAATTCCTTAACGGGAGAGAAATATTAGTGTTGTCATTTATTTTCATCTGCCACCACCCTTGTATCTTGTAAGTTTCTTCTGTCTTTTTTCTGATTTATTTAAAGATTTTTTATGTACGCCTGGCCGCTTCTTTGGTTTATCCCTTGGTACAAAATGGGTAAACTTAATACGAGCCATTATTTTTTCTTTCGGTTCATCAACTTGTCAGAAACTCTAGATCCAAAACTTGCTGTAAAGACGATGATTACGAGATACCATACGCTATCTGGGAGATCATTTATGATTGCTACCCATTCTCTAAAGTTTTCTCTAGTACCTGGAAACCAACCAGTAGTTAGCATTCCAATTAGCCAGAGCATTAATATCTCATCCTTGTATGATTGATCCTGGCTTTTGATCCTAGTTATATCTACATCTTTAGCTGCTTCTATTTCAGCAGCTCTAATTACTTTTTGTTTTTCAGCCTTGTGTTTAAAATGTTCTGTTGCTTTATTAAACACCATTTTAGTTAATGGGTTTTTTATTATGCTTAAAAATTGTATCATGCGCAGCTCCTAACTAGCTCCGCCAGGCTTTCACATCTTGACGTAGTTTGCTTATGCCAATTACTGTCAATCATTTCATCCGCACTTTTATTGTAATCTCCAGCTTCTAAACCTTCCCACATTTTTTTAAATTTCATAACTCTTGGTTTTCCAAGTTGGAAACACATTTCACAAATGACACCTTTAATAGTTTCTGGTACTTCTATTTCTTCCAAAAGTTCTTCAGCAGATGTGAGAGCAATCTGAAAGTCATTGTCAAAAACAGTTTCAAGCTGCTCTTTAGGATACGCCACACCTTCAACAAAGTCATCGGTAGGTAAAACCAGATGGCCATAACCAATTGTAGCGAAACCCAGGCTATCGGAGTACACAGTATCCCTAAACCCTTCGTGTTCCTTAATTCGTAATTTAACTTCTTCCATGTTTCATTTACTTTCTGGATCAAAATTAATAATTTTGACACCTAATCTCTTTTGTTCGCCAGTTCTAGCTCTAGCAATTTTGTAACCATTCTTGCGGTAGTTTCTTGTTTTGACATCATAAGCCGTGTACTCTCCCGTCTTTATGTTAAGAACTAATATATCTACTGGCCCCGCACCAATGGGTGTAAAGACTATTAAGTTTGGATCCTTGGCAAACTTTGCAGCAGCTAGTAGTTCGTTTGATAAACCTTTAGCGTTGGTTATTCTATTTCGTGAAGTAGTAGAAGATTGAGCCAAGTAAACCACCTATGAGTATTATTATAGTAGCAGCTCCTTTACCTCTATTCATGTCAGCTTTTAATGATTTAATATCTCCTCGCATTTCATCGATTGCTTTGAACAAAGTTTTCATTCGTTCTGCGCAAACCTTTTCATGGTAAGATATTCTAATTCCATTAGCATCTTCTATGTTAGAGTTTGTAGTTTTCTTTTTTGCCATCACGTTTCCTCTATTGCTTCACAACTAAATTTAGTTGCAAGGCGATATTTGTTTATAGTTTTTTCATCTTCTAAATCTAAATATTTTTGGCTGGTATCTAACGCAGCCATTGCGCATTCTTTCCAAGTATTGAATTGTAAATTAAATTCTACTGGATCTTTGCAAGTATTTTCTAAAAAAGAGCATACTGATATAAGCAGTATAAACTTCATTGCTTATGGTTTAGTTGGCCATGTAGCATCTTCACATTTAGCAACAGTATCTTTACCAGCTGGTAGATCTCTTAATTGCTGTCTGTAAGTTCTCATATTATCAGTAAGTGTTGCATCTGATAAAGCCAGGTAATCTGTTTCAGCAAGTAATCTATTTCTTTTAGATCTTAAATCAGCTAATGCTCTTGCTGGAGCAGCGGCTAATACAGCTGCTTCTTCATTGTCTCTAGCAGTTTCTTCTTCAGCTGTGAACTGAACAGACACTCCATTTATATTATGAAATCTTGGCATAATTTATTCCTTGTTTGTTGTTGTTGTTAATTGTTAAGCGATGCTGAAAGCATCAAATTCTATGCAATACCATAAAGGCAAATATCTCCAGCGTCTATGTCGCCAGAATTAAAATTTACTCTAAATCCTGTTATTGCAGAAGTAGTGTTGCAATATCCAGCACCAAAATCATTTGTTGCTCCAACTACTCCACCCCAATCAGTTGACATAACACTTATAAAATGTTTTACAAATGTTGTTGATGATGGATTAAACAAATGTAAATAGCCACCTATACAAGCCTCATTTTCATTTCCTACACTTTGACTAATTACAAAATCAGAAGTTGATTGTGCTAAATCTCTGCCTGTACTATATCCTAAACCTGTATAATTTTGATCTTGGTCTTGAACTGCACCAAACCAAGTAGTAGTTTTTGTGACATTAAAATTAGTTCCATCAGTTGTAAAATTACCTTTTAATGGCACATCATTATTAGCTGGGTGCATATTGTTAAATGTAAATAAATATTCTTTATAAGTAGAATCTAAAACTACATCAGAAGCCCCATTAACAAAACTTAAATTACCACTAGAACTAGCTGTTAACTTTTTAATAAATACCATAGATCCACCACCCGCACCTGTTTCAAGATCA